GGACGGGGTTCCTGCTGTGACGTTGATCTCAACTTGGCAACCATAACCCCGTGTGCGTCCCGTACCGAAGCGTAACAGGGCTTCCTCAGTCCCGCTTGCGGTGTGGCTCAACACGGTGGTCGAAGAATCCGGGTCGATTGTATTGACCTTGATATTGAATGCATCGTTGTTCACGGTATTCACGCCTAACTGCCCACGTCTCCAACGCTTGACGTCTTGATTGCCAAGCGTGAATGCGCGAGTGACTAGCTTGCCTGCGATTGCCGTGGTATTGGATTCCGAGCTACTCCCGATCTTGCGGTTGGAATCGTCAATGGTATTTTGTTCAAGCAAGTACCATCCTGTCGGATTGCACGCAAATAGTCTGCGTTTGGTCGGGTTGCTTCCGTGTGAGCAGATGACCCAATCATCCACTTGGAATGCAAGACTGCCTGACATTGCAGGGTAACTGTCAACGCTTATCCATGCCGCTGAAATTAGGTCATATACAAATACCTTGTTTGGTTTCGTGGAAGATCCCGTGGGTACGGCAAGATAGTATTTGTTATCGAAGACTACTCCGCACGCCAAGTGCGCGTATTTGTAGTTCACGTCATCGAACTGATCCTGTACTTGGCGGGACATGGGAATCGTTTCTCCCGATACCTTGCTGATTGCCACGCCAAGCCCCTTTGCGGGGTCTGTGCCGGGACTGAGTACGATCACTCCATTATCGCTCAGAAAGAATGTCTGAGGCCCGCTCTGCGCAATGGACTTGCGCGCAACGCAACCGTGTTGGCGGGTAATCTCGTAGGTATTCGCGGCACTCGTTGTCGCGATATTGTTTATCATGTGAATGCTGTTACGCATAAACACGATTAATTGATCTTCTTGGTAGGGATAAAAGCCTACGAGGAAATCAGCAGATCCCTTGTTTATTCTGAACTGACTGTCAGCGGCATAGTAGTTGTCCGTGTCTAACAAGTCCGACATTATTATCGAGTAAACGGAATCCGCAGGTTGTGGAATGATCAAACGATTTCTAAAGAATACGCCATAGTCCGTATTCGGACATTGAATCCTCCCGCTACCAGGACTTGCGTTTGCCTTGACCACGAAATCGTTCGATACGTCTCCGTCCCATTCGAGTGGTGTCTTGCTCGACCCACGAAACAAAATAAGTTTCTCAAGGGCTTGTACGAAGGTTGCCCCGTCTGCTGCCGCGACTACCTCCGCACCGGGGTAGTCAATGTCGATACCGCTATTATTCGCGTCATTCCAAAGGATTACTTTGTCCTTGGTCGCGGCTACGACGTATTCGTTTCCCGTTGCCGGGTCGGAGTAGACGGTTGATGCAAAGGCTTGTTCCGTGCCTGCTGAATACGTCAGGGTTACTGCGCCTGCAAGAAAGTCTATTCCCTTGCGTGTCTCAGCAAGGTCACCAATCAAGCGCATATTCTCGGAAGTCTCTACAAACCCACCTTCGAGCGAAGTGTTCTCCTTGTAGGAATCTATTCCCCGAAATCCACGATCCCCTTCCGATTGGGTCTGATCGTCAAGCCTGCCGTATGATGCGTAACGTCCCATTCACTTCCGCTTGCGTAATACTTGCCAAAGCTTGACGAGCATGAAGATTATCGTGAGCGAGCCTGCAACTACGCCTACGTATTCATGGAGGTTACCGGAGAACGTGGCGGCAGTACCACCCATGCCTATCAATGAGTCTTTATCAATCATCAGAATAACCAATCTATTACAATTATTGCTATTAAAATTCCGGCAAACCAAGTTATCATTTTCCCCTGCTTTGTCATCCCTCGATAAAGGTCGAATAGTGGTCTAAGATTTTTCATTTGTTGGAAAAGGTGGACGTGTTAAGTGTTTTTCTGCCGCAGTCTTGGAACATGATTCAGCAGTCCTGCGGGCTATAAAAATTGGGATTGAAAGGTATGCGCCCAGGAGGCAAGCGGCAATGATCAGAATGCGCTTCACAGTGGAGACGAATGAGTCGAACATTCCTTGATGTTCTCCCATTTGGGATTTTATCAAACCCTCGACGTCCCCGTGCGTGAGTTGTTCAATCGTTTCTTCCGCTTCCATCAATGCGTCCTTGTTCTTTAAGGCTTCACCGGCAATCGCACCCGTGCCTGCGCCCAATGCTCCTCCTGCCGGGCCTGCAATGCTACCCACTCCACCCCCTACAATCGCTCCAAGGGTCGGATACGTAGATCGGAATGAACAACTCGAAACGAGCAGGCACGCTACTATGCAAAAGTAAATCATTCGCGAGGAGCGCTCCATTCTTCGGTGTTTAAAATGTCAAGAATTTGAGCGTGCGTGTATTGAGTCTTGCCTGCTAGAAAACTAGGAGTCGATCCCTCGAATTTTACAAAAGTCTTAGTCCCTGCAGGGTCAACATTCCAACGAAGCGTGCTTGCGCTAGTCTCGAACACTTGCGAAAAATCAACGTCAGAAACTTCATCAGCATCGATTATTACGTAAATTTTACTCATGACGGAACTTCGGATGAAAATGTTGCATTGGCTAGGGTTAAGTCAGATGGAACACCGGACGTTGCTGCTTCTCCAAGGTCGGTGATTGTCCCGCCCGTTCCCCCATCGGAATCTCCCATGCGCCACCAATGCCACGGTTTCAAGGGAAGCAGGTCAGCCAAGTCTCCAGGGACTCCCGTTCCATCGGGTTGTGCGTTGTAAATTGTTGCAATATTAGCATCACTCACTACGTCCTTAAAAACTGAAATCTCATCTATTTCCCCACCAAACCAATATGAGTCATTTGCCCGAGAGCCTATCTTAAATCCTGTTGTTTTTAATTGTCCACGAACGGGAGTTCCAGGCGCGCTCTGCACTGCGTTTCCAACCCTTAATCCGTTTACCCAAATGTCATACCCTGCATTTCCGCTGTCAGTCTGCGAACTGTCTACCCATTGAGTCATGATGTGCATCCAAGTGTTAGCGGGAAAGGTTACTGTCCCGCTCGCAGGCTTGTATTGATAAGTAGTGTTCGTTCCGTTTATTCGACACGAAACAATGCTCGTTTGGCTTGCAGGGCCAAGGATCAAACCCCACCTCGAATCGCCCCACCCAAGTACGCAGTTGACGTCATCTGCAACTCCGTAGGTTTGCGTGATCTCAGCATCGGGACGCACCCATGCGCTAATGCCATACACCTCCACGTCAGCCGAATCCTCCGATCCGGTAGCGTAGTCATCACTTTGGTCGAAACTTACGGAGTAATCATTGGCAAACCCGCCTCCTGTTCTTCCCGAGGAAGTTCCCGCTTTGCCACCACCAAGCCCGAGTCCGAGCGATATGACGGAGTGGGTCATTAAACGTTATATGCAATCACCGCACCACTTGTGAGGTCAATGCTCGTAAAGTTGCCGTACAAGACCATGCCTGCGGCAAGCTCGGTTGCGTCCTGCCCGGTGCAAATGTCATCGAGGTTGGTAATGTTGCTCGCCTGGGCGGCAAGCACGGTTGCCTCCGTTGCTTGGATCGCAAACCAAGTTCCCGTATGAACCGCAGTGTCATTAATGTACGCCCCGCCATTTAGACCGAGTCCTCTGTATTCTGATGTACTTGCCATAGTGTATATTCCTTGTTTATGCAGGAGCGGCTATTGTCGTTCCGTAAGTTTCAATTAAAAGTGGTTGAGTCTGTCCCTCCTGGCGTTCGAGTTTATCCAACTCGACTTGCAGGACTTGCTCGGCTTGTTGAAGCGCAACTTGGGCTTTTTCACCCTGCCCGTCTGCGGTTAGCCAATCACTATACGCCCCGAGGACTGCATACTCTGCGAAGATCCAAGGGTAGTCAGTTGCGCTACCTCCATACGATGGGAAGGGCGCGCGGTAATGTACCCATACGGGACTTGTTGCCGAGCGGTTGGGCAAGATAGCTTCCCCGTACTCACTCGAACCCGTAACGAAGGTATTCTTAAATGCAATGTCGTTTGCCGTGCCTGCGCTATACGGGTCTTTGTCGGTGACGCGAAAGACTTCGCTTATGGTTGTCCCGAAGTCCAGGTAAGCGAGCAAGTTCGCAGTTGCAGTTGCTCCGCTCCCACCACCACCCGAAAAGGTGACTGCCGGGACGCTCACGTATCCCGTCCCATTCGCGGTGACTGCAATGCCATTCACCTCGCCATCACTATTGATCGTTGCGGTTGCGGTTGCCGCTCCTGCCACTGCAACGGTTGGCGCTGAACTGTATGAAGTTCCCCCACTCCCCACGTCAATCGAGCGTACTCGTACGTCAGGCACGATTTGGGTCAGGCGGGAGACGAAGGGCCATGCCGTCCGATCCCATGCCAAGCGTCCGAATCGATTGAAGCTACGAGTCGATGCGTCAGTCTCTGCGCTCAATAACGAGTCAACCCCAATCATTTGGGTCAAGCTCGTGCGCATGGTGCTGATTGCAATTACTCTCATGCTAGTCCAAGTCCTCCTTGAAAGACCTTCTTGTCAGGCGCTTTCGCACGGCAGGCACTGTTGTCGCGAAGATACTCGTCAACAAATTGCTTGTCCCCCCAACATCCGGGTTTGAACTGTTGCCACCTAAAGTAATCGCGTGCGGGGATAGTCGCTTTCAACTGCCCGACCCCCTCAAGCATTCCGCCTTGTTCGTTCTCCTTGCCACATTCTATTTCGCGCTTTTTGTGTTCGTACTTTTCGAGGTCAACCTCGTAGCGCAAATGCCTCTCAAGATTCTTCATGAATTGAGAACCGTTCTTTTGGTTATCTTTCCACTTAGGAATGAAAATCTCGGACATAATTTAAATTGTTAGTGATTGCCGTGTTCATAGGGAAGGCTCGCGCAATACGAACCTTCCCTTAATGAACAACAACAAATCTTGTTTAGCCTAGATCGTTCGCGCTATGAACCGCCAAGTAGATGTCTAGTTCTCCTGCACTAAGCGCGGATGGTGAACCGGAGGAAGAGTTTGTGAACAACGCTTCCATGACTTGAGCGGTTGTGCCTATACAAGCAGCGGCTGCGGCAGTGGTTGCACCCGCTTGAGTAGCGATTGGCCCTGCGGTAAGAACGCTAGTTGCGGTGATAAACCCATTAGGGTCGCCCGCAGTTCCAACTTGAATAGATAGACCCCCCGTTCCTGCGAATGCCGTGGTAACGTTGACCATTGCCCTGGTTACTACGAAGTCCGTAGGTGTATTGCCAAGAACCGCAGTCACGGTATCGGTAGACCCTGAGCCTTCGTCAATGTCCGTGTACAGAATCTTGTACTTGTGTGTGAACCCTTGAGCGCGTTCTTGGTTTGAGAGAACGTCCTTGCGGGCGTTATCGAGTGTTACGTCTGTATTTGCCATGTCTTAAATCTCCTTATAAGTTAGCGATTAATTAAAATAACCGTGAGCCTTGGGACTCAGGCAAGACAGTGCAGCAATTACGTCAACGTACCCACGTGAACCTCCGCCTTGATCCTCAAGCGTGGTTGAGGATTCGGCCTTGAGCGTGTGCATTGCGACGTACTCCGGATCGATCAGCAGTCCGGCATCACCGTCAACGGTGTCAGAACCTGACGTGCGTAAATTCCATAACGTAGGAATAATGGCCACGTTGCCAAAATCTCCCTCGTAAAAATTTACTGTGAGCGTGATCTTCTTGCTGTCAGCGGATTGCGTGACGTTGTAGGTGTTTTGCACCGAGGCAACGGCTCGCGAGAAGTTGCTGATCTCTTGCTTGAGGCTTGGGCCTGCGAGTAGAGTCAACTGACCACCGGGCATCCCGTTGGCTTCGTAGAGTTCCTGAAGAACCGTATTGAAGGTCGCTTCGGTCTGAGTTCCCGTGGTATCCGCAGCAACTGATTGATAGTCGGTCGGTACGTCGGAAGGTTGTCCACCAACTCCGAGCCATTTGAACATCCCCCGGGTCTTGTAAGGCGTGCCACTTCCGGCTTCTGCCTGACGATCCTGCGATGAACAGAATGCAGCTTCGATTGAACGTTTTACGTTTCGTACCGACTTGCTTTCGCAATTGGCTTTTTCTGACGCAACTCCCGCTGTATCAACGAGTTGCTGTATATCGGAAACCTTCCAAGTGTCGCGGAATTTTTGCACATAGTTTCCTAGGCGCGCCCTGTCTGCGACTTGATTGGTGAAGCTCGAAACGTCTTCGCCCTCACTGACTCCCGAGAAGTCAGGACTAGAAAGTTTGTCTGCCTGTACTTCTACAAACGTTCCGGTTGCTTTTGCCTTCTTCATCATGCTGATGAAAGGCGTGGATTCGGGTTCTAGAATTGAGATCGCATCAGTGAGATCTTCTCTATTCCCGGCTGTGTTATAGCTAGTGCTTTGTGCCAATTTAGTATCCTCCTAAGATATTTTTGAAATTATGCGGAATCCCGCAGTTTGATATAGTGCTGATAGTCTGCCCGTGTGCCTGACTTCTCGAACTTAGTCCGAGCCGCTTGCAGAGCCTTCTTCCTCGATGAGCTTTCCGTCCTGGGCTTGGCAGCCCCCGCTTCGGCAGATGCCACGGGTGCTTTGGGCTTGGGTTTCGGTTTGCTCGAATCGACCTGGCGCGCTTGAACCGCTTTCATTCCTTCGATCATCAAGCCAAGGGCAAAGTTCCCGTTCGGCAGATGCTCGACCAAAGGCTTGTAGAGCGGATTATCCTTGGTTTGCATGAACAACTTGTACTCCTCGCTCTCCCCATCGCTGAGAAAAGAAAAGGTCTTGATCGCGTGTTGGTCGGACTCCGTACGTTCTGCGATCCATTTCTGTCTCGCAGGAGCGTCCTTGCGAAGTATCTTGCGGGCGTTTGCCCGGATTCTCCGCAGATCGGCTTTCGTATAGGTCTTATCCCCATCCTTCGCAACAAACTCGTTACCGTCATCATCATACTCGACTTCGTTCTCAAGTCCCTCTTCCGTCCACTCGATAAGCGTGGTGAGGTTCTCGACTTCCTTGGTCAGACCGTTGACGTCAGTTACGTTGTGCAATGCATTATCCTTGAGGAACTCAGGTTGTTCGGTACTTGCAGTTTGTTCCTTAGCTTGGGCTTGCGCCTGTAGCTCTTGGTTCTCCGCGAGTAACGCCTTCTTCTGAGCGGTAAGCCTTCCGAATCTTTTTACCGCAGAGGCGTTGAGCGCCTTTGCGAGATCCCTTGCTTCATCCTCGGATAAGGTATCCAGGTCAATATTGTATTTATTAGAAAGAACATCCGAAGGTTCTGCGGGCGGCTCGGTTTGATCCTCCTCGTCCGGTTCTTCGGCAGACTGTTCCTCGGCCTCCTCTTCTTCCGCAGGTTCTTCTTCAGCGGATTCCGATTCCTCCTCGGGTTGTTCGGATGGTTCTTCCTCGTCTGACTGAGCCTTGAGCAAACTGCTCGCATACTCCGCCATGGAGATGTTCCCATCCTCACTTTGCGTTTCATCCACGGCATTTTCAGAGGATACCGAGTCAACCTCTTCGATAGTTTTTTCCATATCATTCAACGCTGTCGTAGCGTAGTGTAGCAAATTGTAAGGCAAATCACCTTACACGACAACAAAAAACCCCCCTGGCGTAGTGTGGCTTACGCGCAGGGGGGTGACATTACCCCATTATGTCGAAAGGGATTAAAGCTTGTAAAAGGTATCAAGTTCCTCGTCTATCGCTTCGAGTTTTCCACAGAGCATGTAGTGACGATTTGTGGAATCCACCACTTCCTTGATCTGCAATTGACGAATAACTTCTTCACGCATTGTTTCGCGCATCTCGATGTATTTCTTAAAATTCGGTTCGTCCTTGAGGAAGCTCAATGCTTGGATTGCTTCTTCGGGATCGATTTCGTGGTAGGTCTTGCGGGGGGGCATTTATGCTGCGGTTGGGGTTTCTCCAAATTGCGTGGGGGTAGCCCCTAGCCTTCCGATCTCTGCGTTTTGACGCTGAGTGATCTGCATCTGACGTTGCTGTAAATAGTTTTGAATGCGCTCTTGAAGGGCAGGGTCTTGTTGTACCTTTTGCGTGACGTCGGGTTGGGCGAGCCACTGTTGAAATACCTGGAGCTTCATCTCATGCGAATCATTCGGACGAACGTTTGGCGGTACGCCTGCATATATCTCCGCAATTGTCTGACGTTCTTCTTCGACTGCCTTTTGTGATGCGGTTT